AAAGCTACTCAACTGTTTCATTTAACATTTCCTCCTGTTCTTTAATCAAATCGTTGATTTCTTCCATATATTCTTTCTCGTAGTCAATCACTTCTTCTTTTTCTGAGTTATCGAATTTTTCAAGTCGTTCAAATTCGTAATCTCTCTGAATTGCTTTGATTTCCCACGAAAATTTAAGGTTTTCAGTGCCTCGAACGACAAAGTAACTATCGGTCTTTTCTTCTACCCATAAATCGCCTTGCCCCTCTTTCTGCAAGAATACTTGGTACTCAACACCTGTGTTTACTGTCTCTGAAAATATATCGTCAATGTCGATGTAACACTTTCCTTTATCATCAGTTTGTGCCGTTCCAATGTCTCCAAAATATGGGGTTGCTGTTTCATAACAATACTGCTTTCTTGTATCGTAATTTTCTGTGTCTATAATTCTATTTTTTGAACCTGTGACATTGAAATCTCCATCAATACTCGTATATCCTGCAATACCAAGGGTACCAACAAGAGTTGTGTCCCCAGTCATATTAATTTTATCCGCATTCATTTCAACTAACGAGCCACTATTATAATTTTCCGCCTGAAAAAGTGGCCCCTCTTTCGACCATCCTGTTGGTTCACAATAAATTCCTTTTGATGCATTTATTTCTACTCTGTTACCAAAAATAATGGTGCTTGCGCTTTTATCATCATCTTTTGCAATTAATGTTCCCGGTGAAATAAGCACGCATTTCCCGGAACCATCTTTATTTTCAGAAATATACATTCCATCACTAAATAATTTTCTTCCTAAACACGTGTACGACGCCGGCTTTTCATCAGCCGAAATTCCAAGTGAATAATTCTGTACTAAAACCCCTTCTTTGTCTATCGTCACAACTTCTTTGTCGAAATAATTATAAACGTGTAATTCCCCGTCTCCATATGTATCAGCTTTTCCACCAAGATTTAATGTTCCACCTCTTCCATAAGTAAAATTTATATACAGCTTTCCATCAGACCCACGATAAATACCTTGCCACGCTCCATTATTCGTCAACAGATTAAATATATCTTCGTGTGTCAGTGCATCAACGTCTATTGCAACTGGGATTGTCTCAATGTCAAGAATCTGTGTGAATCCACCTGCTGCATACATCGTACATCTAAGTGCTGTAAGATTTCGTGAAATTGCGATTCCGTTAGTTTCATCAGCACTAATTCCATTTGAGCCTGTTGCTAATGCAGAGTACAATGCATGAGTAATATCAGTTTCATCTTCTGTCGATGTGTATACAGTGTTGTACGTCTCATTGTCTGCTGTCTCTTCAATCTTAAATCGGCACTTATAAGCTGTACGTGCTGTTTCTGTTCCGTCACGATAATAACCAGACAATGTAATGAAGTTTGGAACTATTGTACTGTCCGCTGACATTTTTACAATACTAGATGATGTTTCCATAAAGTATGTACGACCTGCTTTTCCCTCGATTTTCGCCCAAGTATACGCATTAACATCGAGGGGTGCTTCTACGTTGCTATCTACGCAAGTTCCTATCCATGAGCCTACTGTTGCATCCGTAAACGTCTTACCACCATCGTTGCTATACTTAATGTGTAGGTAAGTACCGTCTCCTTGTGCACCTGGTGCACCACTTTTAACCTTTGCAACATCAAAACGCTTTGTAACTGTATATGTATCAAGGTAATTTGCTGTAATATCAATCCACCCTGTATCTGCAATCAATGCTGTTACAGTGTAAGTATGAGTTGTATTATCCCAAGAGCCTACAATTCCACTAGATTTCTGAATACTATAACTGCAATCGTTAGATATATCTGTATGCCCCCACAACACTTGTGCTGTCGTGTGACATTCTGGAAACGCTGTGTATTCTCCTTTGTAATCTGTTGTGATTGCTTGATAGTCCTTGTCAAGATTTATAATCATAGCACGAGACTTTTTCGCTTCATTGATTGCGTCATTAATCGCTTCTGTTGCAGTCTTTCCACCTATTGTGACGTTATCTCCAGAAATCCTTACAGTACCAGTTTCTATGTCTGCAAAAAAGATAATATTTCCAGATTTATCCTTGACTGTCAATGCACCAGTATTAATATAATCTGCATTAATTCCCTCTACATAAAGCAATCTTGTTATCATTTCGCCTGTGATTGTAAAACCATATGGATAATTTTTACCTCCATCCGTGGAAAAACCAATTGTTTCGGCTGTTAGTTTGATAACATTCTGTGATTCTGCGATTGTTGGTTTATCGTGCAAATAGTAAATAGTAGAGCCGTCTGGTTGTTTTTCTGCCGTAGAATACATGCCAGAGCTGTTTTTTAATGTATCATTTAACTTTTTAACTGCAATTTCACGATTTGTCTTTTCACGTTCAACTAATTCTTTCCCTTGAATCAGTGCTTTTTGTTCACTTGACGTGTAATTGCTTTGATTTCTCATTGGAGATTCTGCACTATTTTTAAGTGTTGTATATCCAAAGAATACAAAGTTTACATCTGTTAATACAGAATAGAAGCTTTTACCTCGCCAGTCTGTAATCTTTATCTTGTCTCCAAACTCTGCAATTGGATAAGAAATATAATCCATCGTAAATCCACGAAACGTTACATCCTTGAATCTTTCATAAATCCAAGAAACTAATGTTTCTTCATGACCTGCAACTAACGGATTCTCTATTTCTAAAACGTAGCCATCTGAACCGTATTTGACTAATTCTTCCACATCTTCTTCATTTTCGTTACCATCTTCATCGGTTGTTGTCTTAGTGACAGTCTTTGTCATTTGCACGCCTGTTACCTGCACATCGTTTGTATCATTCGTCAGAGTGTTGTAATCGGTCAAAGTATGAACATTACCGCTGTCATAGTTAAAATCATAGGTCATTATCTGTAAATGTCCTGTACGGTCAATTCTTGCGTTTCCGCAGGCAATCATAGCGATAAAACCTATAATCTGTCGGTGTGTATACTCACTAGATGGCATGGTTGGTATCTGGAAGTCATTATGTAAAAAGTTACTATTTCCAATCAAGATACCGCAGGTATCACAACTATCAATCAACACACTCTTTGCTGTCGCAGGGAATGTCAATGTTGTGCTGTATGTCTTATCTGCTTTATACATATCATCGTAGCCAACAATCGTTACAACACTTCCGTAGGTTTCTGGTTGAGTGACGGTAAATGTACCGTATTCAATTTTTTCTATCGTTGATGATAATTCAAACGTCAGATATAGTCTGATTTTTGCTCCAAAGAAATCATAATCAGATAAGTGATCATCGTCGTTCATAATTTCTAACTGTACGTTTCTACTAAGGGCAACTCCTAAAGGAATAGAGTTTGCCCCTGCAGAATCAACCAGACTATTGTTATCTATTGAAAAATCATCCTCTGTCAGTTCTAAAACTGTGCCATTTGCAAGTGTAACTTCTGCATACTCTTTAAAATCCTGTCTTTCTGACATTAGAGTTTTAAACTCATTACTTACATTTATCATATCGGGTTAACCCCCTGTGCATTGAACGAAAAACTAGATAATTTCTCTTTGTTTTTCTCCAATGTTTGTATTTTTATGTCCGATACCTGTCCGACATAAAACTTAGCCGTTCTCCATTCATTGTGGTACACAGAAAAATAATGCAAATCAAAAGGTTTTCCTTTTGCTACCATTTGCAGGATTTTTGAAGCTTCTGACATTGGAATATCCGTAGCCGTATATGGGAAACGCTCTACCGTAAACATCGGTGTAAATTTCCCTTTTCCAGACTGTGCCCTTGTTGAACCTTGCGTATACGTGGTTTCGAGTGCTACAGCTATGTCGCAATCTGGTTGCCATATTTTCACACCATTGATTTTTATATAATCCTGTGCCATGTCTTACTCCTTTCTACACAAGGCTAAATGGGTTTCTGCCGTTACTCATTTGTCTTAGTTTCGCTTCTTCGATAAGTTCATCAAATAACGTTCTGCGGTTAATCTGTGCAGTGAAATGATAATCTCTGACATTGTTACCACTGTTATCTGATTCTAAATCTTTCATAACTGCTAATAGCTGCTCAAGTAAATTTAGTACGTCATTATTACTGCTACTTGTACTACTCTGCTTCTGTGCGATCGCTGCGGATGCTTTCGCAGGTATTACCGCTCCACTTGTAATATATGGTGCTGTAAATGGTACATTTGCCAACTGTTTAGATTGGTCTAATAATGTATCAATCGTATCTGGAAAAGCTTTTTCCAGACCTACTGTAATACCGGCAGGAATCATCTTACCTACCGTATCTCTCATAAGTCTTGATGGAGAATGGATTCCGAAGAAATCTTTCACACCCTCCCACGCCTTTTGTGCAAGACTTGTCATTTTATCAACCAAAATCCATGCAAAATCTCCAACACCTTTTGCAATACCTTTTACTACATTCATGCCGACACTTCCCCAGTCAACATTTTTAAATGTAGTTTTCATACCCCTAATAGCAGATGTCGCTTTTTTTGCCAACTCTCTAGGTAGATTTTTAACCGCTTCTATAATATTGGTCAATATTTTTCCTGCCGTTGTTTTAAGTCCAGACAATTTCCCAGTAATTCCATTGCCTATCCCTTTAATTCCGTTTTCTCCAAGTCCTTTGAGTTTAGACGGTAAATTCTTTATCGCATCAATCACGCCATTGTATGTATTCTTCATAGCATCAACCGCAGTATTTTTTGCATTCATAATTCCGTTTTTAATACCTGTGATGAGGCTTTTTCCAAGTGATAGCCAATTATAAGCTGTAAATACACTGACGATTGCCTGCACAATCTTTGGTACATTTGCAATCAATGTTGGTATAGACTGTATAAGACCTTTTAGCAGGATTGCAATAAGCTGTATTCCTGCGACCAATATCTTAGGGGCATTATCGTTAATGACTCCTGCAATATTAATAACGATCTGTGGAACATTTTTGATGATATCTGGCATGGCATTAGCTATACCTTTAGCAAGATTTAACATAAGATGGAGACCAGAATCTACTAATTTTCCTGCATTGCTTCTTAAGTTTGCAGTAAAATTGGTCAGTGCTGATAATCCCTTACTAATAAACTGCTGTGTCCCATTTGTAATACCTTTTGCCAAGTTATCCATAAAAGACACACCGAGTTGTGTTAATGCCGTAATGGCTTTCCCTGCAACAGATATTGCATTGACAAATATTCCGACCCAATCAATGGATGTTAATAATGTTGCTAATTTTGTGCCAAGCTGTGACCAGTTTGTTGTAGTAAGTGCATTATCTAATGTTGTTAATATTCCTAATGCTAATCCAGATAAGCTTGTACCAATAGACTTAACATCTATCTGGTTGATTGCACCATTCAAAAATCCACCTATTGACGTTCCTATTTTTGCCCAGTTAAGAGTATTTACAGCTCCCTCTAACATTTGAAACGGAACATTTATTTTATTCGCAAACAACTGCCCTACATTATTCCAATTTACTTCGTTGAATAAACCGTTGATACCTGTTGCAATTTTTGAACCAAGATTTTTCCAATTGATTCCCTCTATCAACAGATTCAGTGTGTTGACAATTGTATTAATACCTGCACCCACAGTACGTCCCATTAAATCCCAGTCTATGTGATCAACAAGACTATTGAATGTCCGTGTAAATGCGTTCACAAAATATGTAATCTTCGGGCCTACATTATCCCAATTGATGGCATTATAGATTTTTTGCAATCCTTTGTTGATACCCGATGCAATATAAGCTCCAAGTCCCTCCCAGTCCTCTTTTTTTATGAGGCCCTTAATCTTCTTAGCAATATCTGCGATGGAAGATTCAATAGGAACTTTCTCAAACATATCTCCAATGGATGGACCAGTGTAACCACCGCCACCACCTCCACCGCCTGCGGATGGGGTAGAAGAACTAGGTGTATCGTTATCTTTTTCTTTTTGATACTGTCGGATTTCATCCAGTCCAGAAAGATATGTCTGTATCTCTTTATTTGCTTTTTTTGTGGCATTTGCGTTATTCTTTGTAGCTTTTGCCGCCTTATTAGCTCCACTGGATGTTTTGTTCAGTGATGCCGCATAATCTTCTTGTACAGCTTTTGCTTTCGTAAAAGATTTCTGTCCTGTTAGTGCTGCTATAAACATTCCAATGTATGTGATCGCTTTCGATAGCATATTCATGAATGCCGTCAAAATCGGTGCTACTACGGACAAAATCGGTGCAAATGCTGTTGCTAAACTGTTTTGTAACTGAGTTAATGCTGACATCATAGAAGATATCGAAGCATTAGTAGCTGACGAATACTGTGCAAGGTTATTGATGCCTGTCATGATTCCACTGTTAACTTTAGAAATCATTCCAAAAACGGTAGAATATAATATACTCATACCGACCATTCGACCAATAGAAAATTTTGCATTATTAGCACTGTTTGTAGTGCTTGTGAAGTTCTGTGCCAGTACACCAAGACGTTTTCCAAGTCCAGATACGACTCCACCCATTCTACTAAAGATAGATGAAATACCGCCTGTCTTTGTCTTAGCACTGTCCACAGACTGACTGACATTCTTAAATGATGAACCAAGCCTACTATTTGTGTTAACAAGTCCTTTTTCTTTTGCATCTGTCTGTGTTATTTCTTTGTTTAAGGCATCCAAAGCTTTTTGACTTGCACTAGATGCCGTGGCAGAATATGCACCAGTCATAGGGGCTGTCTTGATCGCAGGTGTTTGTACTGCTCCCCCACCGCTTTCTAACTGCCGTTTCTTAGCAAGTAATGAATCATACTGCCGACCAAGCTTCTCTGCCGCACTCTCTAATGCCATAAAAGCAGGAGATGAAGTAACACTCTGATTCCTTGCGAACAACTCTTGCTGAGTCTGTGCAACTTGATTAAACTGTGATTCTACCTGCTGTAGTGTCTGCTCAAGAATCTGATAAGCTGTAGTATTGATAGAGCTGTCACTTATCTTTTGTTGTGCCTGTGCTGTTTGCTCCAAGCTGTTATTTAACAGTTCTACTTTTGTTTCTGTGCCTGTGATCTCTGCATTAAGTTTAGCTAATGCGTTAGCACTTTCCTCACTTGCCAGACCTGTTCCACCTGTCAGCTTTCCAGTCTTAGGCAGTCCAGTCTTTCCTGTTGTAGATGTTTCCAACTGCTTCTTTTTTGCAATCAACTGTTCATATTGCTGATCTAATTTAGAAGCGGCACTCTCCATTGCTTGAAATGCAGGGGAAGAAGTTGCACTCTGATTTCTGTTGAATACATCCATCTGTGCTTTTTCCAACTCTGCAAGCTTCTGTCCTGTGGTTTCTATCGCTTTATCTAACGTATCAAGTGCATTAGATTTAATATCTATGCTTTCTAGCTTCTTTTCTGCCTGTGCGGTCTTTTCCAGTTCCTCAGCCACGGTCTTTGCTTTTTCTTCGACAACATCCATACCTTTTGTATCTGGTGCTTTTATACCGCCACTTATGGCTTTTTCCATTGATTTTCCAATGGTTTTTACTTGATTGGATAAACGTTTTAAAAGAGATGCGATTTCTTTCACACTTGCTTTTGCTTCGGTTGTATCAATTTCTGTTTTGATATAAATACTTCCATCCGCTTTTTGTGTAGCCATTCAATCACGCCCCTTTCCCATTCAGTAAATCGTTCAAACGTTTCTGTTCTTCTAATTCCTCTTCGGAATATTTAACATCTAGGTCAATAAGCGTTTTATTTTCTTTGTAGAACTCTCTTTCCCAATCTTCCAGTTTCTTTCCTTTGGCTTTCTTCATGCGAACACTAAGAATCTGCGAAAACAAAGACTCTCCAATTTCCATGTAAGCTCCTAAAAAAGTCCACCAATGTAAATACTGCATAGCTCGTATTTCTTTTCCAAGTACACGGTTAACAGATGGGATGATAACTGGTGCATCATGTTCCCAATCCATCACATGAGGTTGTTTCTTCCCATCATCTTTGATACCCATGTCAATAAATTCGATGGCTTTTTCAATAGCTTCTTCATAGTCTTGTGGTGGCATATTTCCAAAATCAACGTATAAAATGGTAAGGCAAACAATCCACTTTTCATCGTTCTCAAAGTCTGGGTCATTAAATGTTTTTAAAATGTCCAGAACTGCACGAAAATCTGTGCGTATTTCATAATCTATGCCACCAACTACTATGGATGTAGGAAGTTCCCAAACTTCCATTATTTGTGATATTTAGACGTTGCCCTTTTAATTTTCGCCTGTTTCTTCTTAATTCTCTGGTCTGTTACCTGCTCAATAATATCTGCGATTTCCACGATGATGTTCTCGATGAAGAAATCTCCGCTTTCTGTAAGAGTTAGCGGATTGCAAATAGCAAATACAGACTTAGAAGCTTTAGAGTTAAGCAAGTAATCAATCTGCCCCTCTAATTTGTCAGACAGTTCTAAGATATCCTGTTCTGTAGCATCCTCTGGAAGTTCCATCTTTTCCAAATTAGTAACAACTTCTTCGTATCTTCTTACGATATTTAAATCAACTGGGTTGAATGGGAATCTTCCGATTTCCTCATCATCTTCATTCGTTAAAATTACATTTAATGCCCCAGTTTTGACTTTTCGTCTAAGTTCTTCCATATCCTGCACTCCTTGTTATGATAAAACTGCTTTGCTGTTGTCTTTTAAGTCCTGTGTAGCACTTTCTGAAAATGTTCCGGATGTTACGTTGTAAGTACCTTTTCTGCGGTTTCCTGCGTAGTTAACTGTAAATGGAATCTGGTAACCACTTGTGTCTCCACCGTAGGATGTTGGAACAATATAACAATCTTCTGCGTATGCTTCATAAGCTCCGCTTGATGCTTCTTTCCATAGGTGTACTTCTACTGCGGTAGTTTTCAGATTATCGTCTTTGTAACGATTGTCGATAATCTCCTGCAACTTCTGGCTTAATGTGCTGTCAGCTTCTGCATAATAAGGGTCGGCTTCTGAGGAAACCTCATATCCGTTGTGTTTGAATGTAGATTCTCCGATAATATTTTTACTTGTTTCTGTATCGGGATTAAGTTCGACATTGTACTCTTCTAAGTCTTTTCCAAGACGTTCATAGGATGGTGTTTTACCACCGCACAAAGAGCCTGCATCTAAGAAATGAGCCATATACTTACGGTCAATTTTACCTGTTGTAACTGCCATTATGATTCTCCTTTATCTTTTCAAGGTCAGTGATCTACATCCTGTCGTAGACCAGTTAATAGTTAATTTATCTATCAAAGTCGTTTTGATATCGGGCAGAAATATTGATAGCCCAATTCTCAGACTTGTTTTCGTTTATACTGTCCAAATATGCAGGTGTCTGTCTGTCAATCGTTAAAAACTTTCGATTGCCTGTCAGCACTGGATATTCTTCTAGTTTATATGTGTTGTTTTTAATTGTGATTGTTTGCTTTTCCAACCATTTACCAAGGTTATCCAACCACTCCTTAATGTCTGCTTTCCTCTTTGGTTTTGTACCGCTTGCACGATATATCACGCAAAACGGATACAGACATACCTGTGTGACGTGTCCAGTGATACTCTCTTTTTCTGATTCAATCACTGCACCGCTTACTGGGAACATTGCTTTTCCGCTTGCATCATCTAATGTAGAAAATGCAATTTCGTCTCCCTCTCTTAGTTCTGGGAATTGATTTACCAGTTCTTGCAATGCTGTTGTGATCACGTCAAAACCATCAATGTCATACTTGACTAGTTTCTTTTCTTCTGCCATCAACTTCCTCCTGCCTGCTTTTTAACATGAGTAACCCATGCTTTACCGTGATTCTTCTTTGCTGTTTCAAACCATTTTGGAGTTGCTTTTGGATTCTGGTAGCTTAAGTCAACTTTTGCATTTGTATGTCCTGCAAATTCAGTGACTAATACTTTCTTAGCACCTTTTCTCGCCCACGGAGACCCTGTTAATTCGTCAACCATACCTTTACCATAGTATAAGAAACGTCCCATCGGTCCAGTACCTGCACACACCATTCCAGTACCTGCAAGAGAAGCACTTTTTGCTCTCGTTACGTTAATGAATGTACCTGTTTCATGTGGCATATATGGAACCATATCAGTCATAACTTGACTATCTAACCAATATTGAGCACTTTGTATTTGTTCATCGAATCTCGCCAGACTGATATTAGCTCTCATGTTCTGTGTATTCACATTAACATTTCCTAATTTTTTCTTAGCCATATATAACCACCTACTTAGCCATTACCTCAAAGTGCGGGATTATGTCGTAAAAGGCACTTCCAGTTATTGCAAAGACATAATCATACTTAAGTTTCATTTCTTCATAGAATCCGTCAATATAATCATCCTCTGCAATCGGTTCTTCATTCTCCCATTCGCCAACGATAAAGAAATCAAAACTATTCGCCTTAGAACTAAATGTAAGTGCTTCTGACAGCTTATCATTCGTCTGTTTACGCCATTCTTTAGGCGGTAGCCATAATTTACTCCCTACCATCTTTTGACCACTTTTTAGGCTATACTGCACGTTTAATATAGCATTGTCCTGTGATTCAGAACCGTACTTTGCAACGATGCTTGCTTTATCCATGTTTAGGTTCGTATTATGCAAAATAGAGGGATACCATGTATCTCCTAATTTACTTTCATACCTATTAAAAAGTGTGATTGTATCGTTATACATCGTATCCCTCCGTTTTTTTATCTTGGATATATTCCCATGTACAGCAAGTTAACTCCGTTAGCATCAGTTATGCCAGACAGATAATCTCTTATCTTATCATCGTATAGTTGCTTCTGTGCTTCCTTATCCGCTAGACACTTATCTATCAATGTAGCCGTACCTGCGTTACTGGAAGTCACATAGCTTATACTCTCGTTTCCTGCACTCTTAGATGCTACCTGCTTACTCATCACAGTTCCATCTTCTAATGTGATATAACCCTGTGATGCTTCAACTCTCGTTTCTGCCTGTTCAATCTTATATGTGATTGACAGAAGTTCGCAAACACATCTTTTAACTGCTTCTGCATCATCTTCATCTTTTGGAAAAGCAATCTTAAGTTTCTTCACATTGTCAACACCAGTCGTGGCATTATCTATCTTCTTGCAAGAATCCCAGACCAGACGATTAAAGTCTGCTTCTGGGATTGCTTTCTCTCCAAAAAGGGTTTTGTAATATTCATAGTCAATGTACGCCATGAAATCACACTCCTTTTTATCCGTTGGATTTAATAACACCCATGCGGATATTCTTCTGGTTAAATGCTAAAGACCAGTTTCCTTTAGTTCCTAACTCTGCATTTGTAGGAGACTCTTTTGCAATCTTGTTAGCATTAATAGAAAATCCGTTAGGATGTAATACATAACCCTGTTTTGTATACAGTTTTTCAATACCGGCAGATGTTTCTGGGTCATAGTCTGTATAATAAGGATTTTCATAGTTTGTCTTATCACAAGTCAATACTGAGCCTGTACCAAGCATATAAGTTTTGTATACTGGGTTTGTTCCTGTTGTATCAACTGTAAATCTGTCTGTTACCAGTGGGATAAATCCACCGATTGTAGGAAGATTTACTTCTCTTTCTACTGCGTTAGCAATAGTGTATTTGTTGTAATCAACAAGTCCCATTGCCTTGTACTTTGCGTAGATGTAAGAGTTTAATACAAGTAATCCCATCTTGTCAGCGGAATCTCCTAAAGCTTTCTGCTGTGCGAAGATAAGTGTTGTATCATCAATTTTGTTTGCATCTCCTACAGTGCCCTCGCCAGTTAAAGATAAGTCTGTAATATGGTTTTCCATACCAGACAGGCTTAAAACTGCATCAACTGTAGTCATTAAGTCACGTGTTCTTACCTGCTTATAAAAGCTTGCAACAGAGTTTGCAACATGAGTCATAGGCTCTGCACCTGTTAACTCTTTTGTAAAGTCTTTTGCTTTCCAAGCTTTCATTCTCTGGATTAACATACAAGTCTGTTTCTTTCCTGTGATTTCAACAGGTGTATTGTCTGTTTCTCCATCGTTGTTTAAAGCCTGTGAGTCCTGTTCATCAATCGGTGTATAGAATGGAATTGTTGCGACATTTCCTTTTTCTCCGATTAAATCCATGATTGTATTGTCCTGTGCTAACACACCAGATGCAATAATTGCATCGTTCCATGTTGGGTTTTCTGACATAAACTCAGAAAAAACCTCTGGGTCAAAATCAAAACCGCCAAATCTTCCTGTTCTTGGCATAAAAAAAGTCCTTTCTACCCTAAATAAGAATAGATAAGGACTTATCTTTGTCCCATCTACCTACAACTATTAAGGGATTTTAGGTTAGCGGCTCACTTCCATATTGTGAGTCGGTATTATCTATCTGTCATTTAATAAGGTTGCATAGTAGTCTGGGTCCTCTGCCTTAAGCTTCATTCTGTCGTCTAAAGACATTTCCCTTAACTTCTGTGTTCCCTTTTTCTGCTCTCCGCTGTTGAACTTAGTCGTAAAGCTTGGGATATTAGGAGCTGGTGCTTTCTTTTCGTCAACCAAGATGTTCTCAATTGGTTTCCCATCTTTAGTAGTAAGTTCTTTAAATACATCTTCTGCATTTTTCCCATTCTCTTCTTCTAACTTCTGAATCATCTGGGAACGGATAGAGTCTTCTGTAATTGCATTTACAAATTTTTTATCAGATAAGAAATCTTTTACCTTGTCTCTTAACTCTGTCTGCTTAGCTTCTTTTGCTCTTGCTTCTTTTTCGTCTGCAAGCTCCTGTGTTAATGTTGTAATCTTAGTCTTAAGACCGTCAACATCTTCTTTCTCTAATTCTGCTAATCTGGTCTGTACATCGTCTAAAGATGTTTTGTATTCATCTTTTTTCTCTACCTGTTTATTATAATCAGCTACAGTCTTATAATTTTCGGCATGTCTTTTTTTAAGCTCTGCCTTTTTCTCTTCTGGGATTTCGATTCCTAATTCTGCTAAAATCTGTTCGTAATTCTGCATATATATCCTCCTACATTGTTTGTATACCGCTATGTCTGCGGTAATGGATTAAGACTTATATACCTAAGTCAAGGTAAAAGAAATGTGGGGACTTGAACCCCACTCGAGCCTCGAACTCTTTTCCTGTTGTCGTGTAACCAAAAACGCTTAAAAAACTCTGTACTTACAAGGAGGCTGTGGCAAATCTGCATAATTCCTACATATTTATTGTAAACCCTAAAATATGCCGTTTCAATACCCTCTTTTTTTACATTTCCGCAAGTTTCTTTATCTGTCGCTGTATCTCTTTTCTCTCGTCCATAAAGTCAGAATCAATAACCATAGAAGAAAGCATATCATACACTTCCACCATCAATCTACCGACCGATTCCATAAGCTTATCACGGTGTCCTTGATCTCCGTTTTCTTTGTATGCCATTTTAGCACTTAAGTAGTTGTCATACAATGCATCTATATTTTTATCATACTTGCCATTGCTGTACTTCTTAATAAGATTCTCTCCTGCATCCATGACGGTTTCCGCTATGTCTCCATGCTCCATCTTTTCCAGATTGCATAATGTTGTTGTAATCTTATACATTGCATCAAGATTAGATGTTGTGAGCTGTTTTAATGCTGAGTTTTTTTCTCTTTCTAGCTGTTCTTCCAGAACATGTTTGATTTCACTCATAATTTGACCCCCTTAAGCTTCTTTTTGTATTTCTCATGAATGCAGTCCTGTGTCTCTGTAATATACACCATGTCGTATCCTACAGAGATTAGATCAGTAACCATCTTTTCAACTGTTTCTAGCTCTTTAGATACGTCTTTTACCAGACATTCTACAAATAGTGCATCCGATACGTTTCCGTTCGTTCTAAGTTGCTGTGCGTACTTCTCATAGGCTTCTTTTGTCTCTTTCTCCCAGTTGTGATACTCTATAAAGCCATCCTCTACGGCTTTCTGCTTTGTGGATTTTCCGATACTTAGTCTACTGGCTGTATACCAAGAGTCGGGAATCACTTTTATAGTACCGCTAAAAGAATCTTTTAAAAGCTTGCCGTGATGATCTACAAAATACCTGCATACTTCACGTCTCTCCAAGCTTTCTGTAAGAAACTGGTATTCATGTAATCTTTTGTAGCCTTTCAAACCTAAGAAGTTGAAATAGTCTGCCATTTGACCGTGTATCATCATAGCCGCTACATATCTTTTGTTGATCTCGTCAAAGATATCTTCTGTTTTTGTTACTTCAAGATTGTTTGTAAATTCAATCATGATCGCACCTCCTTAAGAGATACGCTTTATAATAATATTCGCATCTTTTACTATTGCCGCTGTTGTTCCTACATTTCCGATGCTTACGATTAAGCTACCGCCAGATGGTACAGTTACAACCGTTGTTGCTCCCACGTTCTGAAATGTGTTCGCTGTAACTACTGTATAGTCCATTTCTGTTCCACCAATAGCTTCTCCGTTAAGCTCTACAGCAAGTGCCGTTGCTCCTGTTGCATTAGCGGATACATTTCCGTTAAATTCTACCTCTACAGTCATAGGGCAGTTCGATCTATTCGTTAACGTAAACAGACCAGACCCCTCTACATGATTCAGCCACCCATAATTACAAGTACAACGTCTGCTACTATATCGTGTATTCGCAAATAGTACATTTGCACCACTGTTTACATCCTGCTGTGCTACATTTACCGCATTTAACATAATTTTCCCTCCTAAACAAAAATAGGATGCCGAACCCGACACCCTATCGTCAATATATTGCTAGTCTACTTAGTAGATATGGATTCTCCAACAAGCTTTGAATTATTTACACATTTACACTTCCGCAGTTACAACCACCGTATGCATACCCATTATAGGATACATAAGGACTTGCTGTAATGTATGCAGGTGTTGGGAATGGTCTAACAGCATCCACAATGTTCTTAGTCTGTGATACCTGCGAAATCTGGAAGTTAGATAACTGTAAGTCTCTATCTCTGTCCGCAAGTTTATCTCTAAGATTCTGGATTGTGTTGTCCTGCATCAACTGGCGTGTAGCCTGTCCGTCTGCGAGGATTGTTTCCTTAATATCACAGCAACACTGTGCCAGCTGTGCCTGCATATTCTGTGCCATTAAAGCCGCATCATAGCGGTTCTGTAGCACTTCTTTCTGTGTTTCACAGCAACAAGCCTGCTGTTGTGCCTGCATCTGCTGTAATCCTAACTGTGTTGTGTATCTGCTTTCTAATACGTCTCTCTGTGTCTGACAAGCTGTATTAGATACGTTCTGGTTTGTATTGAAAATATCTCTCTTTACAAACTCATCGGATAAGAAAGCATTTTCGCATGCGGTCGTTGCGGTATCGTTATTTCTTCCCCATCCGTTACCACAGAAAAGGAAAGCAATTAAGATAATCCAAATCCACCAACCACCGTTGCCGAAGCCGTTATCATATCCGTCATTTCTTGTCACTGCGGCTACATCTGCCGCAGTGAGTCCCATTGCTTCATTCATTGTTGTTGTCCTCCATAAATTTATTTACCAAGCTGTGCACCGCTTAATATCTATTTGTTCACTTTGTCCACAATATCCTGTGGATTCATGCCCTGCTGTTGGCATAGGCTATTAAACACTTCTTGTGGGTTCTTTCCCTTGCACATTTCCATTGCCTGCTTGATCGCAGGGTTTGTCTGTGCCATGCTCTCAACCATAGACTGCGGATTGTTAGACCCTCTTACCATGCCCATTACCTGCTGTACCATTTGCATAGGGTTGTTGTTTCCTATCATACCGCCTATCATGTTCATTAAAGGATTACTCATTGCTTAACTCTCCTTTCTCTGGTTGCTCTCCTAGCTTTGCTAGAAGTTCTTCAAACTCTGTTCTTGTAACATATCTATTATCATAGTTTACATTTTGTTTTTGGGCGTTCTGCGTGGCTTCTGGCGGTATCTCCTCGAATCTAAATACCTTAAAAGTTGCACTGCCCATTCCATCTACACTCTTTACATAAAAGAAAGGTGCGTTGTTATCCATCATCCATGCTGTAGCCCCTGGCTGTACGATCTGGTTCTTTGCTCCCTCTATGCCTGCAACTTGTATCCAATTAACATTCTGTGTTGGAACTTGTGTCTCTGGCATTGGTTTATTGTACTGCTGTTGCATTTGCTGTAACTGATTTAGCCTATCCTGCAACTGCATTGTATCCTGCTGATACATTGGTGCATAAGGATTATAGTTATATCCGTTCACTCTTCCACCTCCCTTTTATGTGTAAATTATCGCATTAAAAAAGAGACTCTAACAGGTCGTTAAAGTCTCACAAAAGTATCAGTATTAAATTAAAAAATTAGCACCATGATAGGGGTCATGGTGCTTGAACAATAAGGATAAGATTAAGGAACACCAATTGATGAAAAAAGGTGTCGTGTTGAAAAATGAAATTTAAACCAAAAAATTGAGGAAATTCAAAAATGATTTCTCATGCTCACAACAGTGAGCAAATGGAAGCAACAGGACTCGAACCTGTGACAGGTCGGTTATGAGCCGACTACTCTGACCAACTGAGTTATACTTCCACGGACTCCATTAGGAATCCACCGTACTATATACATAACAAAACAATAAAGAAAGGATTAAAGTATTATAACATGAAAAAGTATCTCCGAAACAAACCACTCTCATTTAAAACTAAAAAAAATCTTATAATAATTTATTCAACAACTTATCACTTGTTACATTTATATTGTATCATGGATTTTTGCCTTTTCAATACCCTCTTTTTTACACCTCTTCGTAAGTCTTTTCAAAGATTTCTTTCTTACATGGGTAGATTTCACCGTCCACACCAGTGATAAGCATATCATCTTTTCCAAGTAACATATCTCCCTCTAATGTTGGAATGATATAGTGATCATCATCATATTTTTTGATAATATATCCATTGTATTCAACTTCTATTGGTTTACCATGTCCATTTTTTATAAGTTCTTCATATGTAACTGCTTCAATCACAACTGGTTTCTTTACATATTTATCCATTATGTTTCTCCTAACATACTCTAATAATCTTGTTATTAACTCTCCTGCTGATTCTCTTTGCTGTAGACAGACTTACGTTCATAAGCTCTGCACATTTCTCTAGTGGTATATTCTTTGCCCGATACTCGAACAATGTTCTTTCAACATCTGTGAAGTTGCAATACGTACGGAACATATTTAGTTCGGGTACGGTAAAATCATATACTTTCAAAAGCAAACACCTCACTGTTTGTCGTGTGTTGTCAACGCATTTATCAGATCGTCTCTGGTTTTTTTTAGACCCTCGATGTTGTTTCCTGTGATCTTGTTCTCAATCAAATTAAACATGCTTTTCATGACTAGGTTCATATCATCACGTTGATTATTAATAGCACTGTAGTCACTATTTAGCTTTTGTTTAATTTCTTTAATATCTGTTTCTATAGAATCTATTCGATGTTTCAAATCGTCCGTAGGCTTCTTGTAATGCTTATAGGCAGTATATAAGACTCCTATCGCACTACCAATTGTTATAATCCACCCACAGGCTACCATAATTTTGTTTATAGTATCCATTATTTACCTCGTGCATTGTTGTATCGTGTCGCTGCACCTCGTGCTGAGGATGCTTGACTCCTGTTCCAGTCTGCCGTGTTTAGTCGTTCGTTCTGCTTCTTAAGATTGTTCTCTTCGCAGTAATCATTGTAGGCTTTGTTCTGCTTCTGCAATAGTGCCGCCTTTTTCTGATACTCCATGTCAAGATCGTGCTTTAAGGCTTCGTCCTTTGCATTATCCACAGCAGTTTTCATGCCGATTAACTGTCGTTTCGTCTTTCTAATACGTCTTTCAAGCTCTCTCTGTCGTTTCCGTTTCTCGTATTCTTTGCGATTCTCTTCGCTGTCGTAGTCCTCGAACGGATTGTTTATTCCATCCCCCGGACCGTGGGAGTGTCGGCAGTTTGCCCCATGGATTCCCTGCACATTCCCCATACCGCAGACACTAAACGGTGGGAATCTTGGGTCATTACCGCTTTTGCTGTAAAACTTGCCTTGCCACCAGTAATGATTGGTTAAGTTGTCTCCACCGTCTCCAATTCTTGCTCCTAAATGTGCAGACGTGAGAATTATATCCCAGTTCATCTCGTCCATGCGTGCATCCGTGATCTCTCCTGCCATCTGACTTACACCAGTGCGAACCGCTCTTGTAGTTGCTGTTTCTATGCTGTCTCTGTGTCCGCTAGGGTAGGTTACGTCTGCACCGCTGTTTATTATGTCGTTTACAGCTTCTTTAACCGCTTGTGTGTACCCTGTCGTACCGCTTGCAGTCTGTGTATATGCTTTATCCACTGCCTTAATGTAATTATCATGACAGGCGTTCGGCATCGTGCCAGTAAAGTTATACATCTCTCCCTTAGTCTTTTCATAATTCCTTTGCAACAGTCTCTGTAGATAAGGACTTTCCCCGAGTGGTGTTGGTTCAAGACCTGCTTTCTTGTAGATTGTATCATCCCATTCAAGAGCCTTGATTCCTGCTTCTTTCATAGTGCGTGCGATCTCTGCAATACTTATCTTTGTCGTTTGTGCTATCTCTGCCTGCACCGCTTGCAAGATATACCCTGCATCCTGCAATACATCCATCTGCCACTTGTCAATAGGAGTAAAAAGGTAATCTTCCCCACGTCCTAGCCTTATCATCATTCGCTCTATAATGACAGATACTATCTTGTTATGTAGTTCTTCTGCTTGCTTCTCTGCCTTTTCTGGCACATACCAGAGATAGGTAGGTGTTAACATAATCCCACCTGCCTATTCTTCTGGGTCTTTTACCATTAGTGCCGCATCTAGCATCTTCCCAACTACTGCCGCATCCGCAGGCTTGCCATCTTGCGATAATGTTTTGTCTGTTTCTGTACTGCCTGTAACTCCTTTTTTGCAGATGTTGTGCAACAGCTTTTCTTGTTTTGTAAATGGTTCGGGCAGTTTTACATCTTCGCCATTAAGGTATTCAAGGTATTTTTCAATCCTGTACTTTCCCATGCTTTCACTCCTCTCCGCTTGCACCGAATAAGTCTGGCTCTTTCGGTTGTGCTTCTTCTTCAAGTGCTTTTGCTTCTTCTTCACTGAATCCCTCAAATTTAACTAGATAGTACCAGAATGGAATCTTGTTGGAAGTAACATAGCTGTACCATCTCGCTCTATCTTCATCTTCGTTGTATGTAATGTCTCCAAAGTCATACACGGTTTCATACGGTCCTCTTGGTGCTAATTGATACAGATCAGCAAATATATTAAGTGCAGCTATTAAATCATCCATGCAGGCTTGTAATTTGTCTCTTACGTCCTTAACAAATTGTATCGTCCTCTGTTGCTCTGCTTCAACTCCTGTTGCTGTCTGGATGCCTGTCGTTTCGTTAAATACAAAGTATCCGTTGCTAAATCCGCATTTATATCCGATCTGAGACAACAGGGCATTGATTCCTGTCAATCGTGTATCTGTGTTGAGGCTTGGGTTTACCTCTTGATAAAATCCTTTAATGTCTGAGCTATTTACATTCTTGACGTACTCTGGAAGTCTTAACCGCTTCTTGCTTCTCTCAAATCCATCCTGTGTATTATTTACCCTTGTACCAGTCTCTAACAGCTTGTCGGAGTCTAGTAACAACATTCTTCGGCTATCGAATATCTCTGTTGTATTTCTGCTGTATGCAACATCTAAGTCTTTAAGTTCTTCTATCGCATCGTAGAAAATCGGCAGTCCTAAACTGCAATGTAAATCAACGTTGTTCGCCTGCGGTGTCCTTAAGACTGCATACAGACGTTGTCCGTTTAGGTTTGTAAGTCCTACATTTTCCAGTTCTCCCCTCCAAGGTGTCTCGTCTATGTCAATCGGTTTCCCTGTGTCGTTGGCATCCTTAGATGCATAGCAACGATTTGTTATCTGATACACGTCCTCGATGTACCTATGATACTCTAGTTTTGTGTAGTATGTCCTGCCATCACTGGAAATTTCACGGTGCACAAACACAATGCCTTGAATCTCTCCATTGCTTTCGTCTGTTACAATAAAGTTTTCTGGTGTGATCAAGTCCACACTTGCACCGTTAGGCTTTAATACAACTGTACCGTATGCACAGCCATATTCTACGTGATGTCGTACCTGTTCCAGTTCTTTGTCTATCTGCTCCTGCAACCAATTAGCTCTCGCGCTGCCATCTATCTCTATGCCTATTGCAAGTGTAGCAAGACGTGCTGTCTCCGAACACACCGCTTTTGCAAAGTTGATAGTCTTGATATGCTCGTCCTTGTCTAACCAGTACGGACTGCCCTTATAGATGTATGCACATTTTTCTATAGCTCTCTGCATTTCTGGACTGGTAACAGTATCAATCTTAAATTCGTCTCTTGCCTTTTGTCTAAAAAGGTTACTTAATATCTCTTTCATTCTGCTAAATATACCCATTTATGCGTTCTCCCCTCTCCTCATAATCACTCTGTTGTATGCGTATCTCAACGAATCAATAGCATGATTGTCTCTGTCGGGGTATCCGCTTATTATATTACCGTCTTTGTCTCTATCATACTCATACGTTGTAATTTCTTTGTATGTGTATGGTGTTCTCCGTGGGTCAATCACAATCTTCCTACGTTGTAGCCATTTCATGCCGTATTCAACTGACCCTGGGCCTTTAACTGCTGCCTGTGCCACAAGACCTAAGTTTCTATAGTCCTCTACAGATTTAGGCTCTGCACTATCACAAATGATTGCATAATCGTTATAGCCTTTTTTCTTTATCCAGTCGGCTGTCTGCTCATTCGATCGCTTATTTACGCAATGCTCATCTATTAAATAGATCGTTTCCCTTGCCGCATCGTAGTATGTCCTCGTAAATGCGTACTTATCTGGATACCATCCCCAGTCAACGCCTTGATATATGCGGTCCATCTGTGATATTTCTTTGTCTGTAATTTCTCTTACTTCTACATATTCAAATACTGCCCCACCGTTACCGTTAGCAATGCCCATGTATTCATGCTCGTATGCCTCTGGTCTAATTTCTTTTAGGTGTTCCGCCTCGTCAATAAACGGCTGTCCTAGCCACTCTTTCGGCACGTCCAGATATGTACTTCTTGTAATGAGCCTGTTTTCCTTTGGCTCTTGCAAATATTGATTTGCCCAGTTGTTAGCACTCTTCGGTGGGTTAAAACTCTTAAATATCCATGCTAAATCTCCACCACGAATAGCGGACTGCTCTATATTTCGTATCTCTTCTGGTCCTGCGAACTGGTCTAATTCCTCAAACCACACAATCGCTATGTATCCAAAATCTGGTGCTATCGACTTTATTTTTTCTTTATCGTCAGCACCACGAAAGAATATCTTCTGTCCTGTGTCTCTCATTGTAATTTCATAAGGCGAGCTTGTGTATTTATAGTCTTTTTCCGAGAACTCCTGCTTTGTTATTGCCCATTTGGTTTTAGCAAATACAGAATCCTTTACAGTGTTATATACTTTTCTTACAACAAGACAATGTATGTCATGATTGTTTCTCATTAACTCTGTAATGATGTTTGGGATTGTTGAGGATTTACCAGAACCACGTCCTCCCGGCAATACATATTCCGTATGCCTATGGTTTCGTACATCTCTAATCATCGGATGAAACACATCGGGAATTATATCAAGGTCCATGTGATATGTCTTATTCTTTAATGCTTCTTCTCTCGCTTTCTTCTCTTCCTCTTCCTTTGCCTGCACCGTTAAAGCCTTTTCTAAGTCGTTCATTGCTTTTAGCTGATCTGGAAAGTCTGGGGTGAATCCAAAAGAATCTTGCAACGCACCAGTGGCGATCATTGATCGTCTTCGCTGTATGTCTGCAAGACTCATAATATCAAACCCTTTTTCTTTGTCTAAGTCGGCTTGTAGTTTAGCAATATATTCCTTTACTCCACGTTTTTCCAAGATATTCTTTCTTGCATTCTTTGCTGTTGCTTGCGAATATCCCGCATCTATTGCCGCTTGATAATCATTCCCACCGTTTTCTATCCATGCATGAGCAAATGTTCTTTGCTTCTGTGTAAGTTCATCCCGCATTTATTTGCCCATTCCTTTCTCTTATACTTGCCCATATGTCAGACAAACATTTAATTATGTCCACCTGTGAAGCGGTTCTTAGTATCTCGTACCGTGTATCTCTCCAACCTTTTCTTGTGTTCTCATATGCTTTTATAGACAGGATGTACATTGTTATCATTCGTTTCTGGTCCTCTGAATAGAATTGTGTTGTGTCCAAACTTATTACAAATCCATTTGATACTATTGCTTTTTGTAGTTTTCTCATAATTCTATTTAGATTCATCTTTTCACATCCTCTCTGTTATTATCTCTCATATGCCTTTGTTGTCGGTCTTGCTGTCTTGTAATCATCACATACAGTCAAGTATCTGTCTCTTATCAGTCTCTTGCCATTATCCTTAGTGCAGTACATAATCCCTCTGTCATATAGTGTATTCTTGCATCCTGCACAGCACAGGCTTTTATCTTCCATCCTGCACCTCTTTCTGGTACTTACTGCATACGCACATATGACTACACTTAATATTTACTAGGACAACTTCTGTCTTGTTGTCGGGGATAGCTCTTCTCTTTGTCTCCGTCACAATATCACAGTGTACGCAATCGTTACAGCAATTCTTTAGTTTGTTATTAATCAAAAAAGACACCTCCCAACTATGGTTATTATCTAATATAATTATACCATAGTAGGAAGTGCCTTTGTTTACACTCTTTTTATTCTCGATCTGGTTCCCAAGTGGTCCCGAATTTTTTCTTATGTGCCTCGGCGTACTTGTCAAAAAATTCTTGATCAGACGAAAGGCTCAATTCATACGCTACATTTTCTCTTAAATCTACATCCATTAATTTTAGTGCTTCGTCAAAATTTACTTCTTTCCCGTACTGGTTTTTTACATTCATCCGCGTACCTCCTTTATTATCCTTTACATACTCTTTATGCTCTTCTAAAAATTTCCCGAACATTTCTTTTTCGGCTTTCTCTCTTGCTTCTCTTGCATCTTCTTTATTTGCGTATCTTCCTAAGTAGTATGTTTTACCTTTAAATTCTATCTGTGCCACCCATTTATTTCTATTTTTGTCCCAATATACTCCCTTTATTCCAGAAGTATTTGTTTTAGGTTTTTTCATCGTAATGCTTCTGATACTTGTCCCATCAATACACTGTTTCTTTGATTCTTTTGCAAGTCTTTTACCTTGTTCTATCTCATGCGGTTTTCTTAGGCATCCGCAATCTTTTCCGTTTTTTATAGTTTCAGCTCGTGTTGTGTATATTTTACCACAGGCAGGGCAGACAACTTTTACTATCGTTCTTTTGTTTTCTCTGTAGACTTCTAATATTTTAAATCCGTTGACTGTCTTTCCCTGCATTTCCAACCATTTTTTTCTCATATTAGAACTCCTGCACATCTTTAACGACTAAACAGAAAGCTTCTTCTGCTTCGTCCTCTCCATTATCTGTTGTGATCTCGAAGAAAATCTGCACTTCACACTCGTTAGAGTCTGTAGCTGTATACACTACATTTCCCTCCTGTTTGATGTCTGCTGTTACTCCATCATCAAATACACTGTAGTATCCAGATTCCATCATGAAGTTATCTAAATCTGTGAAGCTCATTTCCTCGTTTAATAATTCTTTTTTGATTTCTTCTGCGTTTAATTTTTTCATAACTCATATCTCCTTTTCTTTATTTGCTTATCTCCTTTAACTGTCTTTATCTTACCACATCTTTATCCCTTTGTAAAGTGATATTTATAATTCTTTTAATTTTTTTTCGTCCTCTTTATCTCTTACATATTCTAATAGTTGCCCCGGTTGCATTTCTAAGATGTTACATACAGCATTTAAAGCCTTTAGCGTTATAGCTGTATCCTCGTTTTTTATCTTGTTTAACGTGTTTTGACTAAGTAAATTAGTAGTTTTAGCTTTATATGTAGTAAATCCTTTTCTTTTCAGTGCATCGTATACATCAATTTTGTACTTTAACATTTTTCATTACCTCCTATTTACTACATTATATATTATATAGTCTTTCCACGTCAAGAGAAATATTATCATAAAAAGTGACATTTTCTATTGACATAGCTATTGACCGTATTTATCATAGTATGTATAATTTATTAAAAGGGAGGAGTGGTTATTGTGGCTTTAAGAGAATGCGTTGTGTGTGGAAAGACTTTTGATGGGGCACCAAGTGCAAAATATTGCTCCGAAGAATGCAAAAACGCACCACGATATACAAATGAATTTAATGGAGAAAAGTGGGGAAAATTAACTATCATAGATGCTTATAGAAAAAAAGGAAGAGTTTTTGCCATTTGCAAATGTGAATGTGGAAATACAAAAACTGTAAGATACGATGCTCTAATATCTGGTCGAACTCAATCTTGCGGATGTTTTGCCGAAGCTAATTACTATAAACCATTTGACCTCACTGGTAAAATTAACGATTATGGTTGCAAAGCAATTAAGCAAATAAGAGTTGGAAATCGGTATAAATGGGAGTGTGAATGTTCTTGTGGAAAGCATTACCTAGTTCCTGCCGGACTGTTTTACAAACAAATGTCTTGTGGTTGCTCACATCAAAGAAGTGCCAGGGAAAACCTCAAAAAGGCTGCGGAAACATGTGAACAAGGATATATAGAAAATACATCCATTATATCAATCAAACCTAGAAAAATGTTACGGAATAACACA